ACAGCAGCAAGCTGCTTACGAAAAACAATATGAAGATATAGTAGGTGATAGAATTAAACTAATAGGTAATGAAATAACAGAGTCTACTAATCCTAAAGTAATTGAAGACATACTTAAAAAGACTAAACCAGCATTAATTATTTTTGATCAGATAGATAAGATCAAAGGGTTCAAAGCAGATCGTAATGACTTAGAACTCAAAGCTATTTATCAATGGGCTCGTGAGATTGCCAAGAAGTATGCACCAGTTATTGCAGTATCACAAGCATCAGGCGAAGCTGATGGTAAGCTATGGCTTACAATGAACATGGTAGATGGTAGTAAAACAAGTAAACAAGGTGAGGCTGACTGGATGTTAGGTATAGGTAAAGAACAAGACAACACTTCACGACTTAGATACTTCAACATATTGAAGAACAAGTTACCAGGTGATGACGATACTCTACCTGACTTACGTCACGGCAGTACTCAAGTATTAATTAAACCAGAGATTGCGAGATATGAAGACATCTAAACCATACATAGTACTTGATGTAGAAACAACTACATCTAATAAAGGTAACCCATTTGATCAAACTAATAAGCTCTGCTATATTGGAGTAGATGATCAAGTGTTTAATATCGAGTATGATGTTGAGCCCTACAAGGATAATCTCCTAAATGTACAAGAGTCGATAGACTCTGCCACTGTCCTTGTGGGGTTTAATATCAAATTCGATTTACATTGGTTAGCAAGGTATGGAATTACCTTTGCTACTAAACGTATATGGGACTGTCAAGTAGTACAGTTTATACTTGATGGACAATCAAACCCATATCCTAGTCTTAATGGTGTTGCTGAACACTACGGATTAGAATCTAAACTGGACGTAGTGTCAGAACAGTACTGGAAGAATGGTATTGACACACCTGATATACCAGAAGAAATACTTACTGACTATCTTAAACAAGATGTTAAACTAACTGAGCAGATATTTCTAAAGCAAATGGAAGAACTCAACAAACGTCCTGAACTTAAACGGTTAGTTAGTTTGCACAATCAAGATCTATTAGTGTTGCAAGAAATGGAATTTAATGGTATACTATATGATTATGATAAAAGCAAAACGTTAGGAGACGAACTTGAAGAACAGATTGCTAAACTGGACCAAAGACTTTTTGAATACCACAGCTTTGATAATTTTAACCCTAATAGCGTGGACCATCTTAGCGCTTTCCTTTACGGTGGGACTATTAAGTACAAGCATCAGCGTCCTGTCGGACATTACAAATCTGGCGCTAGAGAAGGTGAGATCAAACTACAATGGTTTGATGAAGAGCACCAGTGTCCACGACGAGTACGACCTCTGAAAGGTACTGAGCTCGCTAAAGAAGGTCTTTACTCTACTGATGAAAAGACCTTACGCTCGCTTAAACCTAATGCAGAAGGTCAACAGATTCTAGATATACTCTTAACAAGAGCTACGCTAGAAAAAAGAAAGTCAACTTACTACCATGGTTTATGTAAGTTGATTAATGATAATAACTGGAAGAAAGGAGAAATACATGGGCAACTAAACCAGTGTGTAGCAAGAACAGGTAGGTTATCTAGTAGTAGACCTAACCTACAAAACTTTGATGGAGAGATTAAGTCTCTCTTTACCTCAAGATATTAAGGAGATATGTATGGAAACAGCTAAAGACGTAGATCAAAAAATCTACGCAGGAGTTATTGTAATCTTTTGTTTAGGTTTAGCAGCAATTTTAATAGGACCTAATAAAGAAAAACCAATAGAAGATATTATAGCAGAAGAAATTATTATATCTAGTATAGATAACGTAACTACTTTTGATATACCAGAATCAGAACCTTTACCTGAGATTATTATTAATGATCCTATTCTACCTAGAGCATTACCTCCATTGGTAGAAGGTGGTGAGGTTTATTTCGAGGAACTATAATGTTACTCCAGGCAGATGCTAAACAATTAGAGTGGGTAGGTGCAGCCTACCTAAGTCAAGACGACCTAGCTATACAAGAAATCTGGGACGGAACTGACATGCACTCTGACAACCAGACTAGGTTTGGATTACCATCTAGGCTTATAGCCAAGACATTCGTATTCAGACTTATCTATGGTGGGTCTGCCTACTCATATGCTAATGATCCTAACTTTAAAGAGATTGGTAATGAATCATATTGGCAAAACATTATAGATCAATTCTACAACAAGTATACTAAACTAAAGGAGTGGCATGATGAAATAGTATTTAGAGCTAAACGAGATAGGAAACTTACTATGCCTACTGGTCGTGTGTATTATTACGAACCAGAGGTTACGAGCTATGGGGTTAAATACCCACGAACTAGGATACTTAACTATCCAGTTCAAGGCTTAGGTGCTGACTTAATGTCAATAGCAAGAGTTTCTTTACGTAATAGATTACTCAACAAGGAAGGTGTTAAACTAATTAATACTGTACATGATTCAATTATACTTGACTTTGATTCTAAAGTATGGGATAATAATAGTATAGTTAAAATTGTTGAGAAATGTTTTAACGATGTACCTGATAACTTTGAAAAGTTATTCGGACATAAGTTCAACTTACCCATGAGAGTCGAATGCGAAGTCGGTGAAACATGGGGCAATATGGAGATAGTTAATGTTAATTAATATTATTGATGTAGCACAACCACAAACAAGTACTAACCGTAATGGTAGACAATACCAGTCATTAGAAGTCACATATAAAGATGACCAAGGTAGAGTAAGTAGCAAGAAACTAATGTCATTCTCTAATCCAGATGTGTTTAAAACAGCACAGACTTGGGAAAAAGGTGACTCAGTAAACATTGCTATGGAAAAAGATGATGCTGGATACTGGAACTGGACTGCAGTATTAGCAGATGGAGAGGTGGCGCCTGCGCCTACAAGCCAAAGCGTAGCGGCATCCTCGACATCTGATAGTAAAGCTAAACCAACTAGAGTAACTGGTAGTAACTACGAGACTAAAGAAGAACGTGCCTTACGACAACTAATGATTGTAAGACAAAGCTCTTTATCTAATGCAGTAGCTACACTAGCAACACATGGTAAACCATTATCAAGTGCAGATGTTGTAGCTTTAGCTAAGCAGTATGAACGATTTGTAATGGAGGGTAACTCCACCACTGCAAATACTATTGATGACTTAACTGGAGATATTCCTTACTAATATGGAAGCCTTAATTGACCAAGATTTAGTATGCTTTCGATGCGCAGCAAGCGCAGAGAATGATGACTTAGGTATAGCTATATACAGAGCTAACGAATTGTTTGATCAGATTATTGAAAAGACAGGAGCTAGTTCTTATAAAGCTTTCTTAACAGGTACTAATAATTTTAGAAAACAAATCTATCCTGAATACAAAGCTAATCGTACAGCTCCAAAGCCTAAACACCTTGATGACTTAAGAGCATGGAGTGTTTCTGAGCTTAATACAGAAGTAGCAGATGAAGGATTAGAAGCAGATGATATGCTTGGCATCTATCAAACAGATGACACAATCATATGCAGTCTAGATAAAGACTTGTTACAAATACCAGGTCGACACTTCTCTTGGGAGATTAACGGTAAAGGTTGGACAAGACCTGATACTTTTGTTGAGCAAACAGAACTAGAAGGTCTTCGTCTATTTTATGAACAGTGTATCAAAGGAGATAGAAGTGACAATATTAAAGGCATTGAAGGCTTGGGTGAAAAGAAAGCAAGAGTCTTACTGGAACCTGCTCAAACAGAACAAGAAATGTTGCAGATAGTTCTGAATGCTTATGGTAATGAAGAAGAGTTTCTAATGAATGCTAGTTGTTTGTGGATACTCAGGCAAGATAGGCAGAAATACAAGGATAGATATGCCAACATTTAAAAGTAAGTTTGAAGCTATAGTATGGAAAGAGTTACGTAAACATTATAAGTCATGTAAGTACGAACCTGATAAGCATGAGTATATACAGCCAGAGATTCATCGCAAGTATATACCAGACTTTAAGATGGCTAACAATGTATATATAGAAGCTAAGGGTAAGCTCGACTTAGCTACTCGACAGAAGATGGTTTGGTTTAAACAATCCAATCCACACATTACTATTATATTTTTATTTATGAATGCTAGCAATAAGATAACTAAAAGTAGTAAAACTACCTATGCAGACTGGGCAGAAAAGAATGGTTTCTTATGGTTAGATTTTAGAGGTGATTGGATTAATGATTATAAAAAATTTAAAAAAGAATGAAGATGGTTCTTATGATTTTGAATTCTCAGTAGGTGAAGATGAAGCTGAGTTTCTTATGGACTATGCAATTCAAGATCTTATCAGACGAGGAGTAATTAGTTTAGGTAATAACTCGGATGGAGAGTTTGCATTCATAGAAAAAACAGAGAAGGATACACTACAATGAAACACTTAGTAATACCAGATTGTCAGGTAAAGCCTGGACAATCAATTAAATATTTAGAAAACATAGGTAAGTATATAGCTGAGAAGCAGCCTGAAGTAATAGTATGTATAGGTGACTTTGCTGATATGCCTAGCTTATCATCATATGATGTAGGTAAGAAGTCCTTTGAAGGACGTACATACAAAGCAGATATTAATGCAGTACACAAAGGTATGGA